AAAACTCCTAACTCAATCTCGCGCACGCTCGTAAAGCGCGCCTTAATATCCACCAACACGAATACGAATGTCGCCGCGTCTGTCGGCGGTCATCGCCATATCGTAAAGCTTCACTGCGCGGTCTCTCACGCGATCAACATTAGGCCCGCTCAATCGGTAATCGTCAGCCAAGCGAGAGGCGAGATTGACCATGACGGTTTCCAGCCACTCTTGCGGGACATCGATGTCTTGCGAGGGCTGCGTGACAGATTCCCAGACACGCTCGTAAGAATAGGGCGCGGTCCACACGCCGGTTTGATTTGGGATCGGCCAAAACGTCAGCGTCGTGCTGGTGCGCTGGCGATCTACCAGATACTTAAGCGGCGCTCCGGTTTGCGCTTTCTGCGGAAAGCGCGACCAGTCTTCGCGATCCCATTCCGTCATCGGACGTTGCTCAACGCCGTTCAGCGCAAAGCGAACCGTTGCAACAGAGCGCGGGCGAGGGGAGAGCGTATAAGTTGCCGTGCCGGAGATAAGCGGGATTGCAGTCCCTTCGGTAACGGTCCAAAGATTCGGGCCTTGCTGGCTCCAGGTTAACATGAGGAGATTGAGTTCACGCTGCGCATCAGTGTACTGATTGCCGCTCGCGCTTTCGCCTTCACCAAGCACAGTGATCTTCTGCAACGCAGCATCAATGAGTTGCTGGGCCGTCAGATTGAAAGTGATGACCCCGCTGGTGCTCATAAGTCGTTCGGATCCACAGGGTTATCGGTATCGATGAAGTTCGGATTTTCCGCGTCGCCATCGAAACGCGCGTTAGGCACAGGCATTGCCTCTAACGGATTGATGTAAGGCGGATCCAACCAATGCGGACGAGGATCGAAGCAGTCAGAGCATACGAAAAGCCCCGTCCACTCCACGCGTAGATTGAGATGGCGGCGCTTGAACGAACACCTGTCGCAGATCGCCCACGCGCCGCCACTCATTGGATTTAGCCTCTTATCGTTCCATGGCCGCGAGGATGTAGTCCACAGTCATCGTTTTCGCGACGGCTTCACCGTTCTGAATGCCAAAGCTGATAGTCACGTCCTCATCGTTCGGCATGTTCGCGGTCGTGGTGATCTTACCTGCCGGCACATCGTTGACGTAAACTTGGAAGGTCGAAAGACCGTCGAAGTAGAACGCCAGAGTGATGAACGTGTCGCTGACAAGCGTAGCCGCACTGGTGATCGTGGATTGCGTGCCGTCTTTCTCAACGATGAAATCCATCGTCGCGACGCCATCGGCTTTGAGGAAAAACACGCCGTCAGTGACATCAAGCGCGGTCGTGTCCGTGATTTGCAGACCGATGACCACATCCGATTGCGTGGCGTCCGACACTTTGAACCGCGTCTTGAACCAAGCCTTTCGGCCAAGCGCAAAGCGGAAGCTCTCCTTGACGTTCTGGAAGAAATCCAGATCGTTGTCTGCCGCATCGTTGGTAATCAGCAGCAAGCCGCCGTGACCGTCCGTCAAAGCTTCAGTTGCAGAACCAGCGCCAGCTTCAGTCGTCGTGATGACCCAATCGGCCGCATTGTAACGGAAGAAATCGTCAAAGAAGACGACATGCTGAACCGGATCGAAAAGGGGGGTCTCCGGTCCCATGCCAGCACTCGCTGGATTGGCGACCGAAAGGCCAGGGTAGAAATTCGTCAACGCCATTATGAATGCTCCCTTGGGGAAGGCGTGGAGCGCCAAGCCTAAGCCCAGCGCTCCTTGCCTGCCTTAGCCGGCTAACTAGGCGCCTTGCGATCCGCCAATTGCGCGAAAATCATCAAAGCTCGCAACGAAGCGCATCGTTGACTTGGACCGGGCGTTTTCAGTGCCGAAATCCTCGTCCTTGTCGAAATCGACTTCGCGGCGGTTGAACGACTTCAGGCCCGACTTTTGGTCCGTGGTGATGAACCAGGCATCGTCATCCGTGAGGTACGGATAGACCATGATGCCGTCAGGAAGAACGTTCATGTAGTTGATGGCGTTCACGTCGTTGTTTGCCGACGCAGGGCGCAGCGTGGAGTTCACGTAGCGTGTCGCGTTGAACATCTCATTGACGGGAACGATCAACTGGCGCGGCATGACTTGGATGCGGATGCCACGGTCGTTTTTGAAGTTCACGATGAGCTTCACCATGTCTTCAATCGAGGCTTCCGACAGATCCGCGTCCACCGCGAGGCGGTTCGACTGCGTGCCTGAGATTGCCGTTGGGTGCGCCGTCGAGCAGAGCACAACGCCGTCACCGCCCAGATAGGACGAATTGAAAGCGCGGTTCAGAACGTTGGCGTGCGCAGTTTCTTTCGTGGCGCGCATGGAGCGAGCCAGCTCAGAAGCGCGAGCCTTCGCAACACGCTCGTACTGGTTATCTTCCAGTTCTTCGCGGGTGACGATGTAGCCAAGCGCATAGGTCGTGTTGGTGTGCGTGTACTTTGCACCTTCACGGGCTTGGTCGTACTGGATCGGGGCGCCTTCACCTTTGATCGGGGCGAGGCCATAGTACGAGGCCGCGACCGTGATTTCGAGGTGCTTGTCCGACTTTTGCTCTTCAAAAATCGAACGCCAGTATTCTGGCTTGTCTTTGTAAGCGTCGCCAAAGACTTCCGCCACACCCGGCCAAAGCAGGGTAGGGTGAGCGCTGCGGGTTTCTACTGCCATTGCTCAGGCCCCTTACGAAATGCCAGCAGACGGGAGGTTGCCCGTGTGCATGTTGAAGCGAACGAGATAGGTCGCGTTGAGCAACGTCGAGAGATCGCTGTTCTCGTCGTTTGAGGCGCCTACGATGATGAGTTGATCTGTGGCGGTTTGCGCGATTTCCGAAGAATCGAGCAGATAGCCAGACAAGCCCGTCACGGTGTTGCCTGAGCCGGAAACGATCTGACAGGTTGAGCCGTGATCGGTCGTGGCATAGGCGCCGTCGCCGCGAACCTTGAAGATCGTACCCGGATCGTCATTGACGAGGACGTAAGTTGCCGTTGAGGCGAGACGATGCTTTTGCGCCGGCATTGCAGTCGTTGGTTCGACGCCAACGAGAACGCCAGTGATCTTGTCGGTCGTAACGCCAGTGCCGACAGTGGCGATGGTGATGATCGGCGTGCCGTCCGTGTGGAAATCGCCAGTCAAAACCAGCGGATCGCCAAGGAAGAGGGCGTTGGAATCGTCCGCAGCGACATAGTAGCGATTGACTTGACCCGTGAACGAGCCCGCGCCGCTAATATGCCCCACCGGCACGAACCCAAACCCAGACGTGGGATTGGCCATAAGATAAACTCCGAAGCATAAGCGCGCTTAATGCGCGCTCCCAAAAATCGAGAGGGAAGGGCTGTAAGCGCCAAGCGCTTTCTCTGACCCTGATGCGAAACCCGAAAGTCTCGCGGTGCTTCTTCGTCTTCCGCCGAAGTGGGCGCGTGACGTTTCCGTCAGCGCGCCCTTCGTGTAACGCCTAGTCCGTTAAACTTCCGTTACTGGAAATCAAAGGCGGTTCGTTCCGTTCGGCAGGTAGGCATTGGCGGCTGAGAGGCCTTGGCCTGCGTCATCGCCCTTGCCTTGCAGAATCTCTTCGCCGCGTGCAGCGCGCGCCATTTGATCTTCGATGCGCTTTTGCTTGACGTTCTGGTCGTCTTCAAACCAGTCTTTGTACTTACGCATCAAGCGCATACGGACGTTTTCGCGGCCACCGTTCGGATTGATGTCGCCGGAGCGGTCGGTGGTAAAGCCAACCTCTTCTTCGCTCACCAAATCCCAATCGCCATGCTCAAGCCGGCGGATACGGTCGTGAACGTTGGAGACCCAACGATATTTGAACGTGTCGGTATCGAGCTTCGATTGATCCACCCAGAGGTGGAAATTCGTGCCTTCAGCGTCCGTGCCTGGCTGATAGCGGCGCTCACGGCGCTTTGCATCGACGTTAGCGCGCGGCTGACGGCCACGGCTCGGTGCGGGGGCTTCTGCCTCGCTCATTTACGTGCTCCACTGTATGAGAGTTTTTCACCAAGAAAAGCCTTGGCCCAAACCTCTGTGTCTTTGACTTTGCCAGCCGCTACTTGCGTTTCCATGAACGAACGCGCTTCAGCGGGGAGGCGATCTACAGCCGTTGCATTCGGCGCAGCGGGACGTGCGACATGACTTGCGCCCGCAATCGGCGGGGCAGGGCGGCGCTGTTGGGCTGGCGGAACGAACTTGCCATCCTCAGCACGCGGTTGTTGCTGTGAATGATGCTGTTGTTGGGTCTGCTGGTTGTTCGGGATTTGGCCGTTGAAGCCTGAACGCTCGTACTTTTCAGCATAAGCGTAGCGCAGAGCTTCTTCGGCCGCCTTGAACTGTTGAGCGGCAGAACCACCGTTTGATGCCACGCGGGTCATTTCCCGGTCCATCATGTTCCAGGCTGCTTCGTCCTGCAGGGCAATCGGGTTCGTCTCAAAGAAACGCACCGCGATTGGATCTTGCATGATCGCTTCGGCTTGCTGATAGACTTGGGTTTCATCTACCGCTTGGCGTTGCGGCGCCGGTTCTGGGCGCACTTTAGCGAGCGTTTCTTTTTGCTCCTTGACGAGCTTGCGATACAATTCTGTATCGCCTTTCTGAGCCGCCTCAAACTTGGCGTCCTCATATTGCTCATCGAGTTCCTGGGCTCGTTGTTGGGCTTGGGTTTGTTGACC